GGGGGGGGAGGGTAGGCGAGTAGGATAGTGTGTATTATTATTACGCCCGCCTCACCGCACAGACTAGAAAATAGAACTTATTAAGCAATGAAAGGAAAGTATTGTCAATGTTATGTTAAAATAAGAGGATGGCATACAAGAAGGGTAAGGCTATTAAACAATAATATGGCAGCATACGAATCAGCCTTTATTAAACTGGGGCGGGACATTCTTGCAGGTAAGACTATCTCTGAAATAACTCTGCGGGGCAAGAAGTACAAGTTCGACTATACTGAAAAGGAATTTATAGAACGTGCAACAGCCTCTGGATGGAAAGAGGAGCATATTAAGTATGCTTTGGACTTCCGTAAGGAGAATCCACCTGTTCAATCTAAATTCATATGTGACTTTAAATCAAAGTTCTGTCTGGACTCAGGCGGCTGGGGTTCGGGGAAATCGACAGCTTTGTACATCAAGTTGATTCTCTTTTGCAAGTGCTTCCCTGGAAACCGTGTCCTCTTAGGAAGAAGAACTCTATCAGATATTGACCGTGCTGTGCTTCCTGAATTATTTGACTTGATGCAACCCTCTTGGTATACGCACAAAGTCAAGGATGGACTAATTAACTTCACGAACGGCTCTCAGATAATTTTGTTCGGACTGGACGCTATGCAATCAGGCTCGGTTGCTGATATTAAGAAGGCTGACCAGAAATTAAAATCGTTGAACCTGGGTGCTTATTTTATCGACCAGCTGGAGGAAGTTGAATACAGTGTGTTTAAGACTCTTAATTCCCGACTTAGGCGTACGGACGTTCCTTTCCGTCAGGGGAATATGGACTGCAACCCTGCTAACTTCTGGGCGTATCACTACTTTAAGGATGGAAAGATGTTGGACTCTGAGGGGCAGTGGATTCCAAACCCTGCCAAAGATAAAGCAAAACTCTACATGAGTTCCATGCTCAATAATCCTCATCTACCTGGAGACTACATCGAAGAGCAGTTAAACTCGGGCGATAGCTATGTCCGCAGATTTGTCAAAGGAGAATGGAGTACTGACATTCTAATTAAAGGCACTGTCTTCTCTAAGGAGAAAATCGCTTGGCTACAATCGTTTGTCCGACCGCCCTCTAAGATGGAAGAAGGCTGTGAAATCTTTGAGGAACCAAAGGAAGGAGAGAGGTATCGTATGGGAGTTGACCCGTCTGAGGGAATCGTTGACCCCAGCTCAATCTCTGTCATTGATGGCCACGGACGTAAGGTAGCAAAATTCAACGGAATGCTTCCGCTCCAAGGAGTTGAAGATAAAGTAAAATTTCTATACTACAAGTACCGGAAACCTATGATTGTGGCCGAAGCTAATGCCGCAGGTGCCGCACTCATCCGTGGAATCCGAGATTTAAACGTTTACCGCCGAAAGCAGTTGGACTACAAATTTGATAAGACTACTGAGAAGTTGGGATTCAAGATGTCCTGGGAGTCTAAGCAACAGTTGATAGACCATTTCCAGAAACTACTGATAGAGAAGATTCCACGCATATATGATTTGAAGACCATCGAAGAGATGAAGTCCTTTATTTGGACTGACCAAGCATCAAGACAAGGAGCCTCTGCCGCCTCTTCATTCCACGATGATGACATCATTTCTACTATGCTCGCTTTCTGGGACTTCTCTCCTCAAAAGGTAGAACAACAAAGATTCGCAGAAACTCAAACGTACACTCCCAAGAAATTCCAATATTCGTAGAATGCACAGTATTAGGGGTTATAATTTATATATATGAAAAGAAAGCAAAAAGTAGTCAAGAAGGTAAAGAGGAACGAGAAGAAAGTTGAGGTATTCGGTGATTTCCGAGACCACCCAGACTACGACCCAGCTATCCCAGATAGCAAGCAACGACACATAACAAGATAACATGGCACATACAAAAGGTTCATACAAAAAACCTGGCAGACCAACTAAGGCTCGTAAGAAAGCTGCGCGGAAGGCTCATAAGAAAGGAAAGAAATAATCAGATATGCTTCTAAAGAAAATCAATCAAGAGGTTGAAGATTTCAAGAACAAGCCCATAACAATTGTGCCTGGTCTGTTTTTTAACCAGTACCAGACTTTACAAACTGTATTCTTCTATTACAACTCTAAGTTCTCAACTGGAGACATTGACGAGGATGGAGACCGCAAGTATTTCTTCAACATCGTAAAGAACCCATGCAAAGTATTCTCTAAGTCTATTGACTTTGATACAAAGAACTTCCGATTCCTAACAACGGGGGGAGGTGACACAACTAAGACATGGTTCATGGAGAGAGACTTTCAGTTCTGGATGCGCGACAAGAACTTCGGAAAGGTTCTTAACCGAACATTCCGTGAGCTTCCTATATTCGGAACAGTTGTTCTAAAAGTAATCGAGGGAGTACCGCATTTTGTTGACCTCCGAAACTTTGCTGTTGAACAAACAGCAGACAACCTTGATGACTCAAGCTATATTACAGAAATTCACAACCTGACTCCAGACCAATTCAGGAACACAGCAAAGAAGATGAAGTGGTCAAGTGCTCTTGTTAGAGAAACACTCAACAAGTTCTACCTGATGGAAGGCATCTCACATATTCGTCTTTACGAAAGATACGGTGAAGTACGAATTGATGAAGACTCAGCTGACTCAGAATATGAATACCGAAGAATTTTCATCGCCGACGTAGGTGTTGATGAATTTGACCAACGAGGAGAGCTCGTTGTTGAGAAGCCAGGAGTATTACTTTCAGAAGAGAAGTGGGACGGACATCCATACTGGGAGTTCCATGCAGAGAAGATGTCTGGCCGTTGGCTAGGTATCGGAGTAGTCGAGAGTTTATTCGAACCACAAATACGACACAACGAAATTGCAAACATCCAAAGCAAGTCTTCTTACTGGGCAGGACTTAAACTGTTCTTCTCACGCGACCCTAACATGAAAGGAAACCTAGCCACCGACAAACGAAACGGAGATGTAATCACAGGTGACTCAGAGGTGACTATGATTAACATGGCGGAACAAAACCTCGCTTACTTCAATGAAGAGTCTAACAAGTGGATGAGAAACCGAGATGAGTTGACATTCTCATTTGACGTGGTACAGGGAGAGAGACTACCAGCTGGTACACCTCTTGGTTCTGCACAACTAGCAGCCGCACAAACTCTTTCATATTTTGAAATGATACAAGAGAATATCGCCCTAGACTTTAAGGAAATGATTTACAAGGTGATAATCCCACAATTCGAGAAAGACAGCACAGACGAGCACGTACTTCGATTAGTTGGTAAAGACCTAGACGCTTACGTTGCTATGATTAAGAACGACCTAGTTGCTAAGGAAGTTATCCGACTTGCAATCAAGAGCGTAAGGACACTAAAGTTCCCAACATCTAAAGACCGAGACGTTATCGGAATAGCAATAGAGGAATCAATCAAACAAGGAAAAGAACATCTACTTCCAATTCCAAAAGGATTCTACAAGGATGTGAAGTATGACTTTGATATTGACATCACGGGCGAGAGCGTAGATACGCGAGTAAGGTCAGCAACTAAGTTTGCAATCCTACAAGCTATCACAGCCGACCCAACAATAACTACCGACCCAACTAAGAGGAAACTTCTTATGAGTTTCGCTGAGGACGGAGGAGTAAACCCGACCGACATATTTGACGTAGAGAGTAAGCAACCAATTGACGTAGTACCAGGACGAGCAGGAGGGGGAGTCTCAGCACCACGACTTGGCACACCCCAACAAGGACAGACGACACAAACAATCTAATTTCAATCTAATTTCTTTATAATCTATGATAAAAGATAAACAGCAAGCATTACTGCATGAGCTACCTAAGACTCCGCACGGGCAAGCGTTGAAAGAATTTCTCGATGAGAAGTTACTTGAAATCAGAGACGTCATGGGCTCAGAATCTTGGGAAGAAACACTCGGACGTAAGTTCGCAGTCACTTTGATTCAAGACCTATTTGCTTTTATGGAACTCGAAAAAAGCAAACCAAGACCGAAAACACAATACCACTAAAAGTCAAGGTATAATATAGATATTATCATCGTAAGTCGGGACATACCCCGTATAAAATGTTATGGATGACAAAAATGATGTGAATCAGGACTCATCACCTGAAACGGAAGTTGAAGTCGAAGAGACTACTGAGGAGGTAACTCCAGAAGAAGTTGAAGAGACCGTCAGAGAAGACGTGAAAACACCAACACCCTCTGAACCGATAAAAGAAGAGGAAAACACTGTTCCATTTAAGCGTTTCAAGGAGGTCAATGACCAACTTGCAGACTTAAAAAAACAGAAAAACACACCTCAATCACTAGGTGTCGATGATTACATTGACATCAGTGCGTCACTAGAAGGTTTGGACAAACGTGAAAAGGAATACTTGGCGCGAGAGCACAAGTTATCTGGTAGTCCACTGAAGAGTATCAGGGAAGGAGAAGACTTTGGCCTATGGCAATCTGCTTATAGAGCTAAAGTTGAAAAAGAGCAGAACGCTCTTAAACCCTCTGGTGCACAATTAGATGAAGGACGACCTCAGTCAATGGTCGACCAACTTCGTAATGCTTCTCTCAAAGAAAAGGAGGAGCTATTGGCAAAGGCGGGACTTTATAAGTCCCCTCAATCCAAGCAAGGACGCGTAAAAATAGGTGATTAGAGGTAATTAAAAACCTTAACATCAATTATAAATGACACAAACAGTAACAAACGATGTAAGCGCAATAACACCGGAAATTTGGTCAAGCATGGTTCAAGTTCCTCTGTATAAGTCACTCGTAGCTTTAGAGATAGGTAACACTCGACTAGAGAGTGAACTATCACATGGAGACACTATCCATATTCCAAGATTTGGAAGTCTATCAGCACAGACATATACTCCAGGAACTACACTTTCTGCTACAAACCAAGAGTGGGATTACGATACAATCGTTGTATCATCATACAAGCATGTATCATTCTACGTAGATAACGTAGAACAACTACAAGCCAATGTATCACTAGCGACAGAGCTAGCAACAGAAGCCGCATACCAGTTGAGAGACGTTATCGACACACACGTGTTGAATAACATCACTGGAGCAGACGGATTCATGCCTGCCGACAACCAAGACATCCTAGGTGGAACAAACGGAGCACCCGTTTCAGGTTCATCAGGAAACATCATCAACGTATTTGCAGGAGCAAGAAAATTCTTGCGAGAGCATAACGTAGAAGAGAATGGTGACTGGGCTTGCGTAATTTCTCCAAAGCTAGCACAAGCAGTGGAGACTAAAGCAGCTAACGTTGGATTCAACGTAGCAGACGCAACTCTACGAAACGGTTACGCAGGAGACTTCATGGGATTCCAAGTCTATATTTCTAACAACCTTCCAACAGGAAACATGTCAGCTATCGCCCCTGCTGCCGGAAACGGTATCATCGGAGGTCTTTCAGGAGCACAGGCTTCAGGAACGACTGTCGGTAAAGCTAACTACTTCGGTAGGAAAGGAATGATTGACGTTGTTCTACAGAGAGCACCGGCACTAGAGATTCGACAAAAGGACGACATGATTGGTTCTAACTTTATCACTTGGACAGTTTATGGCTCAGGCTTGACTACCAAGAACAAAGAACGAGGAATCAACTTGACAATGCCTATAGCTAACGCGTAGGTCTGTCTCAGACGAGAGATTTTACTAGCCTTACGCCTCGTCTCCAATTCCCTTTTTCCGTAAGGCAGAGGGAGTTGGCGACGGGGACAATCTAAATACATATGAAAAAGTTCAATAGGTTATTAGCCAAAAGACGGCTAATAAGGAGATACAAGTATCTTGTAGAAGTAGATAAAATTCTGGAGGAATATTTGTCGCATAAATTACTACAAGGTGGGAGCCCAGAGTTCCTTGAGAGTGGACGAAAAGAACTCATAAAGAAACAAAGTGAATTAAGGGAGACAGAAAGTTTTACTAGATTTCTAAAAACAATAAAGTGAAAATATTGTACGTAACAGATACTATAGACTGCTGGAAACACGGTATATGGTTTCACCGACAGCAAATCCCAAGTGAGGCGCTCGGAAGGAGGGGTCATCTTATTAAACAGGTTGCCATGGGAGATTCTTTTCCAGAACATCTGTTAGACTGGCCAGACACAGTTATCTTCGGAAGGACATACCCATCACACTACGAACCGATTAAGTGGATGAAAGAATACCAGAAAAGAGGTAAGAGGGTACTATACGACATGGATGACGACTTCTGGAATGTTGCGAAAGACAATCCATCAGTTCTAACATCTAACGCCAACAAAGACCAGTACGAGGGAATGATAAAGGTTGCCGATGCTGTAATCACGCCTAGCAAGGTCTTAGCAAAGAAGTTTAAGAAATACTTTAAGAAGAAGGTCTTCATTTGTCCAAACGGAACATCGTCAGATATTTACCAAGAGAGACCAAAGACACCTAAAGATAAACTCATTATTGGATATGCGGGGGCAGCGTCTCATTGGAAAGACCTAGACATAATAGCAGAGACTATATCTGAACTATCTGAAGACCATGACTTCTTGTTTACCATCTACGGATTGACAGGAGAACCTCTTGAGGCAGCGATGTATCACTACAGAAAGGTTATCAGTGCAGGACTCCAACCAGAGAAGGAGGGATATTTCAAGTCGGCACTAGATTTCTACGAGAAACTCAAGGGAGTTCATCTAATGCACGTTCCGTTTATGCCACCAGAGTTGCACCCAACTGTTCTATCAAGATGTGACTTTGACATAGGTCTGGCACCGCTAGTAGACAACGAGTTCAACAAAGGCAAGTCTTGTATTAAATTCTATGAGTATGCTTCTGTTGGAACAGTTACACTAGCATCTGATGTACTACCATATAAAGACGAAGTAAACTACAGAGCGAAAAACACCAAAAAAGATTGGAAGAAGAAGCTGGAGAGACTTATTGTTGATGAGGCATTCAGAGAGAAGACCCTGAAAGAGCAACAAGAGTGGGTAAGGAAAAATAGGGACGTGAGTGTCATGGGAGTGGCATGGGAACTAGCCTGCCAAAAAGAAGGTGGAGCACCAGTACTTAACCAGTAACCTTTCAATAGCCTTATGGAAAAACCAAAGAAGAAATTAAACCTCGCAGTCAGCAACTGGAACGGGGTCAACGATGACCTTATCTTAAAACTTAGGGAACGGGGTCACAACACCTACAATACAATTGACCAGAAAGGTAGTGACTTCCTGAAAGATACAGACGTTATTGTTACGTGGAACGAAGTTCACCAACACGGTAACTCGGAGTTTCTTGAGTTTGCTAAAACAAAGGGAGTTAAGACTGTCCTAGTTCAGCATGGACGAAGAGGAACCTCGAGAATATACCCGCCATTCAATGAGAGACTTGTCTGTCACAAGGCTTGCCTGTGGGGTACTGAAGACAAAAGAAGACTGACCGAGTGTGGGAATAACCCAGACCGACTATATGTCACGGGCACACCTATATTTCGACATCTAAAAGAACGAGTACCGCACGAAGGAATCAATGTAGTATTCTCACCAGAACACTGGGGAGATGAGGTTTTTGAGAATAATATTGTTGCCAGTGCTCTTCGTAAGGTGGATGGTATCAAGATTACTACAAAGGCTCTGAACGGTGAACATAACTTCTCTGAATATGACAACGTTATTGTATCGGACAGAAACACACAGGGACACTTCGACATAGTCGCAGATGTTCTGAGCAAGGCAGACGTAGTTGTGGCAATCTCAGAATCTACATTTGAACTACTCGCCCAATCGTTAGACATTCCTGTGATTATTGCTGACATATGGGTACCAAAGGCTTGTCAGGGAGACGAGAGATACAAAGAATATAAACGAGAGTTCTCAGAAGGATGCACGTTAGTAAAAGATATGAGTAAGTTCGGCGACACTATACTGAACGCAGTGAAGCACCCAGAGCATCTGAGAAAGGAACGAGCACAGACAGTTATCGGAGACGGTGGTACTGACATAGAGAATCCAGTAGATGAAGTTATTAAAGTAATCGAATCAGAGGAAGGATGGGAACAGAAATAACAACACACGAAATAGACCCCGTAAACCCTAAGGTTGTGAAGATTAGGATAACACCTGACAACCTACACAAGTTCTACATCTACGACAGTAGGTTAGAGGACAAGGAATTTGTTGATGACAGGAAAGTATTGGAAAAGAAAATGATTGCTTATGAGAAGGGCGTTGTT